TTTCCTCATTGGCTTCATCTCACCCCAAAATTGCCAAGACTCATTCATGAATTTCTCGAACAAAGAAATTTACAAAATAAAAATATAATTGCAAATTATATTAATTTATGTAGTTAATATTTATATAATTTAATTTTATTTTTTGCACAAAAGTTTTTAATTTTAATAAAGTTTTCAAGATTAAAATCTTGATTATAATTATTTTGATTATAAATATTCGGGTGCTCAGACACAAACTATTATGGATTTTTTTATTACTGGAAAATTATTCTATTTTAATAAATGTAATGAAAAAAATATTAAAAATAAAGATAAGAATCATCTACAAGAATGTAATTGTAGAATTAAAGTTAAAACTATTTCTAATTTATCAATAGAAACATTAATTTTTATACTAAAGGAATTTGCTTCAAACTTTAATAAAAATTATAATGATAATACATCTAAAAATAGTCTTCAAACTCTAAAATCAAATAATTCTGTAAACTCTAATAACTCTGTAAATTCTAATAAATTATTAATTAAAATTGCAAAAAATGATATTAATAAACAATTAGTTAATTGTATTGATAAATTAGAAAAAGCAGAATCTAATTTAGGTATAAATTGTCAAATTGATAAACAATATATATTAAATAGTATTTCTGATAATGAAGTTGTTAATGAATTATTTGATAAATATAGTTTAAATGAAAATAATTTTAAATTACAATCAACTAATGATAAGAATAAAATTAATAAAAACGATAAGAATAAAATTAATAAAAATGATATTAGTAAAAAAGATAAGAAAGAAAAAAATGATAGTATGATAACTAAAAAGATTATTTTTCCTAAAAATCAAGATTGGTCAAATATGATACCAGCATCATCAGTTAGAAATTATATATTAAATGATCCATTATTAGATTTTTTGAAAGAATATAATATTCATTCATTAGAAGATAAACCATCTAAAGTTGCGAATTCTACAACACGTATAAAAAGAAAAGATGATGATTTTACTGAGTACATTATGAAAGCTGGAATTCAATTTGAAGATGAATTATATAAAATAATTAGTTATAAACATCAAACGCGAAAAGTAGCAGAACCAATTCATGCAAAAAGTATAGATAAATTTAAAGAGACAATAAAATGTATGCAAGATGGAGTACCAATAATTTATCAAGGTGTATTACATAATTATCATAATAAAACATATGGTTTACCAGATTTAATAGTTCGTTCAGATTATATAAATAAATTAATGGGATATCAAGTAATATCTAAAGAAGAAGAAAAAATAAAATCAAAAAAATTAAATATTAATTATCATTATAAAATAATTGATATTAAACATTCAACAATAAAATTAAGATATGATGGTGAACATATTTTAAATAGTGATTGTATCCCTGTTTATAAAAGTCAATTATATATTTATACTTTAGCATTAAATCAAGTCTTGGGTATTAATATAAATAAGGCATTTATATGGGGTAAGAAATATAAAATTAATAAAATAGAAAATAATAATTTTATGAATAAATTAGGTGTTATTAATTATGATAATGTTGATAAAGAATATATTCTTAAAACTAATAAAGCTATAGAATGGTTGAGAGAATTAAGACAAGAAGGAAATAAATGGTCATTATTACCAATCCCTTGTAGATATGAATTATATCCAAATATGAAAAATGAAAAAGATGGACAATGGCATACTATAAAAAATGATTTAAATAAAAGAATAAATGAAATAACAAATGTATGGCAGTGTAATGTAAAGAGAAGAAAATTAGCACATGATAAGAAAATATTTAGTTGGAAAAATAAATTATGTAATTCAGAAATATTAGGATTTGATAAAAAAAGTGAAAGTTATAATATTGTAAATGGAATTCTAGATATAAATAGACAAGAAGAAGATATAATAAAACCAATAAAAATAATATATGATAGAGAAAATTGGGATATTATACAAAATGAAATATTTGAATTTTATTTGGATTTTGAAACATTAAATTCAAATTTTGGATCAATTATTAAAGAAGGTATAATAAGTTATGATAATAATGAATATATATTTTTAATTGGATTGGGATATGTGAAAGATGGTTTGTGGAAATTTGTAAAATTCTTAATGAATAAGAAAACTAAATATGAAGAACAAATAATGTTTGATAAATTTTATGCTTATATTAGATATATATTAAAAATCAATAATAAAAAAATAGCAAAATTTTATCATTGGTCTCAAGCAGAAGTTAGTTCGTATAATAAATTTAAAATAAAAAATGATATAATTATAAAAGAAAATGATTTTAGAAATAATTTTATATTTTATGATCTTTATAAAGTATTTATTAAAGAACCTATATTAATAAAAGGAGCATTAAATTTTTCATTAAAAACAATAGCAAAAACTTTATATAATCATAAATTAATAGAATCAACATGGAATACATCTAGTCCGTGTTCAAATGGTTTAAATGCTATGATATTAGCTAATAATTTATATGATAAAGATGCAGATGTAAATATAGAACCAGTAATGAAAGAAATTATATATTATAATGAAATAGATTGTAAAGTAATGTACGAAATTCATAAACTAATGCGTAAATTAAACTCTACATAAGTGAGTTTATAATTAAAAATATTTATTATTATATTATATATGGAAAATGTATCACCAAATACTGAAATACCCTTAAATAATGAAACATCTTTTTTTACAAAAATATTTGATTATAAATATTTAATTTTATTAATTATAATTATAGCTATTTTATGTTATTATTATTATTATTATTATAAACTTAAAAATAATACTCAAATATTAAAACAACCATTAATACAAGATTTTATAGTTGCTGATATAAATGGTAAAGTAATTAAAATATCAGGTGAACAAGTTGGAGAAATAAAAGTACCCCCAGAGTTAAAACAACAAATACCACTAAAGAAAGTTATAAATCAAAAAATTGAGCAAAATTTTGAAGTAGATAGTTCAGATGAAAATAATAATATTAAACAACATGATTTAACTAATTCAGAACTAAAAGATATTACAAATAAATTAAAAAATTGAAAAAAAAAATCTTAGTTATTAATTAGATTTATATTATGTCAATAATATTGTTTAGAGATAATGATTTTAAAAATTTATTAGACATTTATAAAAGAAGACCAGAATTATTTCAATTATTATTACAATATATATATTCAGGTAATGTAACTTGTAATATTACACCAAATTCACTGAATTTGGTGTAATAAAATATGGAGGACATTTAAATTTAACTTTAAGATCTTTATTATGCGAATAATAAAGATTAATTTAATTTTTTACTAAAATAATCTTTAATAAAATAATATTTTTTAGTTCTTAAATCATACCAATTAACTTTATATTTTTTTACAAAATTTCTAATTAAATTATAAATTATTTTAGTTCCTTCCACAGATTCTAATAATTTTATTTTATTATTATATTTTTTAAATTCAAAATCATGATTAATCCATTTAATAATTTTTTTTTTAAAAAAATCGGTAACATCTTTTCTCAATTGTGGATCTTTATTAATATTTAAATATTTATATTCATAATTATATAAATTTTTATAATTATTAATAAATGGATTTAGATTAAAAACAGACATATATATATATTATTATATATATTTTTTATAAAATTAAATAATATTATTTTTAATCATATATTCTTTTAAATCATAATAAAGATTAATATAGTAATCATTATTATTTTTTTCTTTTAACCATTGAATAATGAATGATTCAATATATTTATTATATTTATAGTAATCAATTTCAAAACAATAATTTTTAAATATGGTATTATAAATATGAATAAGATATTTTGGATGTTTTTTTAAAATTTTAAAATTAACTCTAATCCACGAATTTAAAATTCTATTAATAGTAAAAAAATTTAAATTATCTAAATTTTTTTTTATCCATTTTTCTAAATCATCTATATTATTTATATTATATATTTTTAAAATATCGTTATATTTAATTGATATAGGTGAAATATATTTTGTTGATTCGTGACTAGAAGTTTTATTTATATGTTTCTTATAATTATTATATTCATTAATAATTCTTTTATTCATAAATTAATATAGAAAAAAATATAATATAATATATATGCCTAGAACATTCGATATTAATGAGGAAGATAATATTAATTTTAATATAAATATATGTGATTTATCAAAATCAGAAAATATCGAAATAATAAAAAAAAATCCACATTGTTTAGAATATTTTTGTAAAAAAAATAATATTCATAATTGTAATAAGTGTATAAATTATTTATTAGAAAAAAAAAAAAAAAAATTATTATATAAAAAATATTCGTATAAAAATGATTCAGAAAATATTGATTATTGTCTAAAAAATTGCACTAATGGATATAAATATGATAATATAGAAATAAATAAAAAAGAAACTTTAGACAGTAATAATATAGATAGATATAAAAAATTAAAAAAATTTAAAAAAAAAAAATTACCAATTCTTTTAGATGAAGTTAAATATAAATTAGATTATGAAGATAATAATTCAAAACCAAGAACAGTAATACATTGGGGGCAATTAAAAATGTTATTAATTACTATTATTTTTTTTATTAATGTTCTAAAAGAAACAGATAACGAAGTTCATATAATTTATCCTGGATCAGCAAGAGGTGATGATATATTAATTTTATGCGAAATGTTTCCAAATACAATTTGGCATTTAATAGATCCTCATGAACATCATCCTAAATTACATAATCACAATCAAGTAAAAGAAATTATTAGTGATTTTTTTACAGATTCAACTGCAAAATATTTTTACGAAAAATTTAAAAATAGAGATTATAAATTATTATTTATGTCTGATATTAGAAAAGCTACAGATGATGAATCAGTTCTAAATGATCAAGAAGAAAATATTAATTGGCATAAAATAATTAAACCTGATTTTAGTTTTTTTAAATTTAGATGTGGGTATGAAACAAATGAAATTTATAAATATTATAAAGGTTTAATATTTTTACAACCATATGCACCACAAAGTTCAACTGAAACCAGATTATTATTAAATAAAGAATTAGAAGTATATGATTATAATATTAAGGAATATCAAGGAAAATTATATTATTTTAATCGAGTATTAAGACCATCATATTATAAAAAATCCATAATAAATGAATCAAATTATTTTGATCATTGTTATGATTGTACTTATTTTTCATATTTAATAAAAAATTATTTAAATAATTTTTTAAAATTTAATCCATTTAATTCAACAAATGTTTTTGATATAATGAAAAAAATAACAAATAAAATTAGTAAATATACTAATAACAAAATAGCATTTATGAATTCTTATATTAAAAATAATATGAATTAAATAAAATTATAAAGAAAATTGTTTATGACTACAGATATCATCAATAATTTCTTTTTTATTAATTAAATTAATAAAATAATAATCTATTTTGTGATTATTAATATTTAAATAATTAAATTTAGATAAAATATTACCAATACAACATTCGTTAATAGTATCATTTTCATAATTGGTACAACATTCTTTCTCGCAATAATCATTACTACAACAGATAGGGTCCTTAAATACATGAACATTATATGTTGTTAAATGAATATTTATACCAACATGATAATAATCAAGATTAGGTATTTTAGTAATAATATCTCCTTCATTTGTAATTCTATAATGAATAATATTTTTAATTTTATTAAATTCTTCATACCAATGAAAGTTACCAATTTTTGGACCACCAAAAGTTATTAATTTAATAATTTTAGATGTATAAATTTTTGATAATAAATAAGCAAAAATAGTTCCTTGTCCTGCACCTGCACTATGACCTGTTATAAAAATAGATAATTTTTTATAAAGTAATAGTATATTTTTAATTTTATTAATTAATTCATCATATATTGATATTATTTGATCAAAAAATCCATTATGAATTTGAACATTCTTTAGATCAATATGTCTTTTTAAAAAAAGTAAATCATAATAACAATTTATTAAAGAATCAGTGCCTTTAAAAACAATAGATAATGAATTTGAATTTTTATCTAATACTAAGCCACATTGTATATCTGTTTTTTCATTTGAAATAAAATCATAGATTAGACTATTTGGATAATTGTTAGATAAGAATAATAAACAATTTTTAATATTTATAAAAATATTATTATGTATTCCATTATTAAATTCAGTATTAACTCTAACTAAATAATTATTTATTGATTCATTAATATTTAAATTAAAATTATCATTTTCATGATAATCATAAATTAATTTTGATAAATAAAACATAGTAATAATTTCTTTATAATTTGTTAAAATTTTCATATAATATATATTATATTATTATATAATTAATTGATTAAAAATAATTGTTCATATAAATATATTATTTTATAATAATTAACAAATAAATTTTTATAAAATAATTTTAAAAAATCATATTTAAAATATCTTTTTCTAATTTTGATACTATTTTAATATCATAATTTTCACTAATCCAATCATTAATATCTAATTTATATTTTTTTAATAATTTATCACGAATATTAGTAATTTTTTTACTAAAATTTCTAATGATAGTTTTAAAATTTAAATTATCTAATTTAATAATTTCTATAATTTTATTTGCAATATTGTTAATTTCAATATGATTATGAATATTTAACATTCTTTGATAAATCCACCAAATACACCATACAGCACAAAAACCATCAGGATCACCTATTTTTCGTGTATTAATAGTTTCGATATTTTCTAAAAATTGAAATCCTATAATAGGTAAAAATTTAGAAGGTGAATAATATTCAATATCATTATCAAAATTTTTAAATTTTGATTCTAATAAATTATCTAATAATAATGGATTATAATTAAAATTAAATGGATAATTGGCACCATTTGGTTCAAATCTTTCAATAGTTTTATTTTTTAAATCCCAAAAAATAATATTAGCATGTGATCCAATAGATGTTTCAATACCAATTGGAATAACTAAAAATTTAGATGTTTTCATTTTAATTTTAATTGAATTATCAAAATAACTAGGATAAAAAATTTTTTGAAAAGACCATACTATTTCAATATTTGAAAAATTTATTTTATTTGGATATTCTAAACCAATAGTTTTATAATATTGATTTAATAACTCATTTGATGTTAATGGATAATCTAAAATTATATCCAAACCTTTTTTTTTAAATGTATTATTTAATAAAATTAATCCAAATAAAATATCAATTGAATTTCCTGTATAAAAACATAAATTAGTAACAATTCCTTTATCTATAATTAAATCATTATTTAAAAACTTTGGAAAAGATTTTTTTTCAGTAATTATATAATTTTTTATTTTATTTTTACATAATTTTATATCTAATTTACCACTAAAACATTGTTTTTCCCAATCTAATAATAATTTATCTTTATTTTTTTGTAATTGATTATAATAAGAATCAATTGCAATTTTTATTAGTTCTTTTGATAAAATATTTTCACTATATTTTACAAAAATATTTAAAGGTTTTAAAATTAATTCATCTCTATATTTATTAAATAGATTATTATTAATAATTAAAAATAAACATGATTCACCATTATTATTAAAAATATTCAAATCAGTATTTTTAATAAATTTACTAATATCCAATTTCATAAATAAATTTAATTTTAATATTATATGTAAAGGTAAATCTCCATTAATATTAGATGTATTATAATTAATATCAAATTGATTTAAATCATTAATATAATTTAATTTATTTTCTAATAATATGTGATGTAATGGAGTATTTCCATAAAAATCAGATAAATTTATATCTAATTCATAATTTAATAATTTTTTAAATAAATTATAATTATGATTTATTATTGTTTGATGTAAAATAGTTAAACCTATATCATAAGTTCTATTATTTAAATCTATTTTTAAATTTGTTAAATTATTAAATAATAAATATATTATTTCTGTATCAATTTTATTATTTAAATTTAAATAATCTAATGAAATTTGTAATAAATTTTTCCCTTGATTAGAAATAAAATCAGCTTTAAAATTTTTATTTATTAAATATGTTAACATTTCTATTCTTTTATGAATTATACATAATGTAAAAGCATTATTATTATCATTAGTATAAATATATGGATTAGTTCCTGAATTAATTAATAAAATAAATATTTCATAATTATTAAATTTAATTGTATAATATAATGAAGTATAACCAAATATATCTTTAATATCTAATAATGAAATTCCAATACTTATTTTATCATGATTTATTAATAAATTTATAATTTCAATATAATTATATTTAATACTATTATATAGAAGAGTTCTACCATCATTATCTAAAATATCTAATCGCACTTGTATTAATTTATTTTCTAATAATTCTAAAATTAATTTTAAAATTTTATATTGATTAAAAATTATAATATATTGAATAAAATAATTGTAATTATTATCTTTTATATCCAAATCAATTATTTTATTATTTGAGTTATTTTTAAAATCTAATAGTAAATTGTATAATTTATCATATTCATTATTTTTTATAAGATCAAAAAAATTATTATTCATAATTATAAATATTAAGATTTTTTTCTAATGATTTATATATGTCTTACTATGATATATTTGGTTTTTATTTTGACTCACCTAAGAATAAATCTATAGATACTGTAGATACTATAAATGAATCATTTACTAATATAAATTGTGTTGATAATGATAAAGTATTTGATTGTAAAATACATGCAAATAATTATAAATCCTGTTTTATTGATGGTAAAAATAAACATTGTTGTCAAACATGTAATAATTATTTAGATTGTAATGACAAATCTAAATCATGTAATTCATTAATTAATAATCCTAATATGTTGAATGAATTAGGATTATGTAAAGATTCAACATGGCAAACATGTTGCGCTTCTTGTTATGCCAAATTAAATAATAATATTTTATCATCAAATACTCAAATGCCTTTAAATAATACTCAAATGCATTTAAATAATACTCAAATGCCTTTAAATAATACTCAAATGCCTTTAAATAATACTCAAATGCCTTTAAATAATACCCAAATGCCTATAAATAATACTCAAATGCATTTAAATAATACTCAAATGCCTTTAAATAATACTCAAATGCCTTTAAATTTGCTTCCAGATTGTCAAAATTATTTATCTTCATGTTCTCAAGATGATTATGAAGGTTCGTTAATGAAACATTTTTGTAATAATACATGTTCCAATAATAATAATTCATATACAACCGTTAATTATTCAACAGATAATATTTCTAATTGTAAAGATTATATAAATCAATGTAGTAATAGTGATTTGATTGGCTCAACATTAAGAAATTATTATTGTCCTCAAACTTGTCGAAATGTAACTAATTAATCTTTACTAATTGAAAATTGATTTATATATATATTTTTTTTTTCATTTGCATACAAATTTATTTCTAAATCTGATGCATCTTTAAATGGTGCTATATCTTTATGACCGGCGTAATGAAAATTCATACATTTATTATTATCACAACTTTCTATTAAATATATATTATTTTTTGAAAATAAAATTTTTTCATATTTACATCTATTTAATCTAATAGTATTTATTTCATCATAAATATTATTTGACCATATTTCAAATTGTTTATCATAAATTTTTTTTTTATTTAGATAAAAATTATTCATAATAATATTCATTAAATTTTTTTATATATAATATAATATATAAATGGTTGATATATGTAAAAAAATATAAAGTTGAAATAAAACTATTTTTGTTATTAAAAATTAACAAAAATATATATTAAAATTAGTTTAATATATATTTTAATTAAAAAATGCGTTAAAATAAAGATAAAATAACTTTATAATTATTAATGAAAATAGCATTATTTGATTCGGGATGGGAATATACATTAAATACTCCATATGAAAAAGCATTAGGAGGTACACAAAGCGCTATTTGTTATTTTTTAGAAGAAATGGCTTTGAAAAAACACGATGTATATTTATTTAATAAAATTACAGAAAATCAAATTATAAGAGGAGTTAAACATGTTCAAGCAATAACTTATTTAAACTATATAAAAGAAAATAATTTAAATTTTGATTTAATAATTGTTAGTTGTCTACCACATGATTTATTTCAATTAAAAACATCTTTAAATAATCCAAATACTTTATATTGTTTATGGACAGGTCATGATATTGATCAGATGGCTTCTAAAGTATTAAAAGATACCAAAGCTAAAGATATGATTGATTTATTTATATTTGTTAGTAATTGGCAAAGAAGTAGATATATTGAAACATATAATATTAATTTTAATAAAACATTAATAATGTTAAATGGAATTGGTAAACCCTTTGAAAAATATTTAGATTTATCTTTAAATAAAAATAAAAACAGTATGACATATTGTTCAATTCCATGGCGTGGTCTAAGTTTATTAGAACCTATTTTTAATTCAATAAAAGAAAAAAAGACTAATTCTAGTTTAAAAATTTTTTCAGGAATGAATATATATAATCAACCTGAAAATGATAGTATGAATAACTTTAAAAATATGAAAGATGTAAATTATAACTATGGAATATCTCAAGAAGAATTAGCTAATGAATTATTTGAAATAGAATATTTAACTTATCCTAATATTTTTCCTGAAACAAGTTGTATAACTGTATTACAAGCAATGGCATGTGGATGTTTAGTTATTACTTCAAATTTAGGTGCATTAAAAGAAACTATGAATGGTTTAAATGAATATATTGATATTAATATTCACAATATTGATAAAGAAAAATATGTTTCAGAATTTGTTAATAAATTAAATAATTTAATGGATTTAAATGATAATATTAAAAATTTACTTATTCAAAAAAATAGAGATTATATTAAAGAAAAATATACATGGTCTGTAATATGTAATAAATTTGAGAAAGAAATATTATCAGTTGTAGTTGATTATAGAAAATATATATTAAATGAACATAATTTAGTATTACAATCATTTGTAAAATATTTTTCAGAACAAAAATGGCAAGAATCTTTCATAGAAAGTATTAAAATTAAATATTATCCTAATATTAATGAATATTTAATTATAAAATTAAATCTAGGAGTTGCTTATTATCAATCATCTAATTTTGATGATGCTAAAATATGTTTTAAAATTTGCAAAGAATTAAAAAATGATTATGAAATTAATAAAAACATTGCTTTATTAGAATTACAAAGAAACGAAATACAAAGATTTATAAAATATGCTAGATTTGCATTAAGTCATAAATTTGAAATACTATTTGCAAATTTATTAGCAGAAAAATATGAATTATTAGGATTATATAATGATGCTATAGGTTTATATCAAACAATCATTTATTTAGATCCTGATAATATTAACGCATATAATAATTTAGGAAATTTATATTTATTACGAATATCACAAGTTGACGATATTGATAAAGAAATTAACGAAACATATGGAGAATCTTTAAAATTATCAATTAAATTAAATGAGAATAGAAAGAAAGAACTAATATTAAGTAATATTATATTTAATAATCAATATAATTGGAAACTATCTAATGAAGAAATTTTAAAAAGATCAAGTGTTTGGTACTCTTATTTTCCCAAAGATGATAAATTAATAAATATTTCTAAAAAATTAAATAGAAAAAATATAACGAATAATAGAATTAGAATAGGTTATATTTCATGTGATTTTATAACACATCCTGTAGGTTTTATGTTTGAAAGTATTTTAAAAAATCATGATATAAATATTTTTGATATTTTTTGTTATGATTGTTGTGAAACTGGAAAATCAATAGGAGATGTTACTTCTAAAAAATTAAGAAATTATAATAATGCAGTTTGGAGAGAAATTTCAAATAATAATGATGAAGAAGCTTTAAATATTATTGTAGATGATAATTTAGATATTTTAGTTGATATGATGGGTCATACACGTAATACTAGAATGAATTTACTACAATATAAACCTGCAAGAATATTAATTTCATATTTTGCATATCCAGGAACAAATGGATTAAAAGAAATTGATTATAGATTAACTGATAAATATGCATCACCTCCGGAAACACAAAAATATTTTGTTGAAAAGTTTTTTTATTTACCTAATGGGTTTCAATGTTATACACCACCACAAGAATTAGATTGTACTAAAGATTATACTAGAGATAAATATTCTATTCATTTAGCATGTTTTAATAATCCTATAAAATTATCTATTCCATGTATTGAAACATTTTGTGAAATTTTAAATAAATTACCTGAAGCTAAATTATTTTTAAAATATTGTTATTATAAATCAAGTTATTATCGCGAAACAATTTATAAATTATTTACTGATAGAGGTATTGATAAAGATAGAATTGATATAGGATATGAACCAATTTTAGATGCTCTCAAATTTTATAATAAAATTGATATAACTTTAGATAGTTTTCCCTACACAGGTGGTACAATTAGTAGCGAATGTCTATATATGAGCACTCCACTAATAACATTAGCTGGTTCAACATATGTTTCAAGAGTTGGTGTTTCTCTATTATCTAATTTAGGTTTAGAAAAATATATAGCTTCCAATCAACAAGAATATGTTGAAAAAACAATTAATTTAGCCAAAAATCAAACGGAATTAAAATTATTACATCAAACTATACGAATGAAATTTATGCAATCAGAATTATATGATTCTAAAAAATTTACAAAAAATATTGAAAATGCATTTAGTGAAATGTGTGAAAATTATTCATCATAATTATTTCAAAATAATAAAATAACTTTTTGTATAAAAGTTTTTAATTAATTAAAACTAATTATTAATTTGAAAAATATATTTAATTAGAAAAACATTTTTCTAATTAAATATATATAAATGTCAATGGGTATAGATACTAATCTTGCATTATTATATAAAAATATGATTGGACTAAGTAATATAGTAACAGATTATTCTAATAGCACATTTTTAATTGCATCATTATCAGTAAATTCTAATTTATTTGTTTCTGGACCTACTTTATTATTAGGTTTAACTTCAATAAATTCTAATTTAAATGTATCAGGATCTACTTTATTTAATTCACCGGTAACATTATTAAGTTCTTTTAATATATCAGGTAATACTATAATTAATAGTCAACTATCTTTAAATAGTTCATTAAATATTTTAGGTAGTACAACAATTAATAATAATTTATGTGTTTCACAAAATAGTTTAACTATACAAAAAGGACAAATTACTTATAATTCTCAAATTAATGTATCAGGAACAGCAAATTTTCCTAATGGAATTAATGTTTCTAATATTAATAGTTCAACGTTAAATATTAATGCATCAACAATAAATATTGGAAATTATAATAGTATAGTTAATATTAATGGAACTGCCTTATCTATCGCATCATCTGAATTAATAACAATTGATAAATTAATATCTATAAATATAAATTCATTAACTCGACAAGGTATTGATATTGGTTATTTAAGTGGTATTCAAATAATGGGGATTAGTAGTTTTGGTTTTATTAGGACAAATGTAGATGCATCAAGATTTCAAATTCAAACACCATTAATAAATGCACCAATTAATTATATAACTATTCAAGATTTAAATAATAATTTAGTAATATCGGGAACAACAACATTAATAGGAGCAGTATCTATTAATTCATGTCTAAATTTAGGATCATTAATAATTAATGGTTTAACTACAATAAATAATACTATTAATATATCAGGATCAACTAATGTAAATAATAATAGTAGTATCAATAGTATTTTAAATATTAGTGGATTTACACTAATTAATAATTCTTGTTCTATAAATAGTTTTATGAATATTAGTGGATTAACTAATATTAATGGATTAACTAATATTAATGGATTTTTAAATGTATCAGGATTTACTATTTTTAATGCGAATATAAGTTTAAATAGTTCTTTAAATGTTACAGGATCAGTTATTATCAATGGAAATAGTAGTATTAATAGTTCATTAAATGTAGGTAGTGTTATAATTAATGGACAAACTAGTATAAATAATTCTTTAAATATTTCAAGTAATAGTTATCTTTTAGGAAATGAATCATTAAATTCCAATCTATTAATTTCTAATTATTCAATATTAAATAGTAACACAACAACAAATTCAACAGTTTATGTTTCGGGATCAAGTATTTTTAATGGTGGAGTATCATTAAATTCAAATTTAGGAATATATGGTCAAATTATTTCAGCATTACCTCATTATAATTTTAATATAGATGCAATTAATGGTGGTATTCCATTATGGGGATTTTATCGTACAGGTGCTATTATTAAAATAAGATTAGATGATCCTACTGCACCACCAAGAATTATTTTTAATAGTGGATATAGTATTATTAATATACAAGGATCAACAGTTACTGATCCGGGAGCTTTAGCATATGATTCTTATGGTAATTTAGATTTAGTTTATATGACAGCTTTAATTTCAGGTTCTTCTAATTTATTAAATTCAAATATTTTAATATCAGGAACTAGTACTTTAATAACACAAACAAGTTTGTTACCTTTTGGAAATTATACTGCAACATATCAAGCGACAGATGCTAATGGTAATGTAGGTTTAAATTATAGATTAATAAATGTACCAATACCTGTTTATATTTTTAATAATGGTAATTATATGTATGAAATTAATAATAATCTTTCAACTTTAAATTTTAATACTGGATTTTGTATTGAAACATGGATAAATATTTCATCATATTCTTCTATAGCTGGTTTATTTTTTGATAATCGTCCACTAGGTAATGGCGGACATGGTGCTACAGGATCTATTAGTTCTATTGGTCAATTAGTATATTCTTCTTTTATACCTCATTATAGTAACGGCATTGTTCCATTAAATATTTGGACACACGTTGCTATACAAATAACTAGTTCGTCAATTTTATATTTTATTAATGGTATTTTAGATACCAATATTACACCTACTAGTGATGACTTAAATATAGGTTCTTGTAATTATATTATAATTGGTTCACTTGCAAATATATTAGGTAATTCACAATATTCATTCAATGGTCAAATATCACAATTAATGATTACATCTGGAATAAAATATTCAACAACATTCAAACCTATTAATAATTTATTACTAACAAAATCTACATCAACATTATTTTTACTTGGAAATAATTTTACTGATTTAATAACTAATTCAAATTTTACATTAATAGGTAATCCTATTTTAAATTATAGAAGTAATTAATATAATTATATTATTTTTGAAAAATACTTACTGCTTAAATATTTCATTTTATATTTTACACCCTTGAAGATTTAAAATGCCGATTAATGGCAAATCTAAAAGGTTTATCCGTTTCAGGAATATGTAAATTAT